TCACCAGTTGCGGATCAGTAGCTCCCCGGAGACGGCCTTGCTGCGGCCAGCACCGCCCACGGTGTAGCTGATCTCCAGACGCTCCATCTCCAGTCCATCGAACACCTGGCGCATCTCCGGGATGTCATTCACCGAAATGACCATCTTGCCCTTGATGGACTTGGCCAGGCTCGCCATCCGGGCGTATTGATCCAGGCCGAAGCCCACGCCGTACCCCTCGGTGCCCCAGTAGGGCGGGTCGAGGTAAAACAGGCTGTGGGGCCGGTCGTAGCGCCGGATGCACTCATCCCAGGGCAAGTGTTCGATGTAGGTACGGGACAGCCGCAGGTGGGCGGCTGATAGTTCCTCCTCGATCCGCAGGAGGTTCAGGCGCGGTGCCGAGGTCGTGGCCGTGCCGAAGGTCTGATTGGCCACCTTGCCGCCGAAGGCCATCTTCTGGAGGTAATAGAACCTGGCTGCCCGCTGGATATCTGTCAGCGTTTCCTCCGGTGTCTGCTTGAGCCAGCCGTAGATTTGCCGACTGATCAGCGCCCACTTGAATTGCCTGACGAACTCTTCCAGGTGGTGCTTCACGACCCGGTAGAGATTCACCAGCTCGCCGTTGATGTCATTGAGCACCTCGACATCGGACTGATCCTTCAAGAAGAACAGGGCGGCACCGCCTGCGAACGGCTCCACATAGCATTCGTGGGCCGGGAAGATGGGCAGAATCCGCTTGGCCAGCCGACGCTTGCCGCCGATCCAGGGAACGATAGGTGTGGCCATGTCACACCTCCTTCACAGGCTGGATGCCCGTTTCTTGTTCGACCCTGGTCAGGATCAGGTCGCAGTAGTGCGGGCTGATCTCGACTGCCCTGACCGTCATGCCAAGCTGCTCGGCGGCCAGGATGGTGGTGCCACTGCCCGCGAACGGCTCATAGACCACGCAACCCGCTTGGCCGAACGTCCGCAGCAGGAACAATGGCAGATCGACCGGGAACACTGCCGGATGGTGCCGGGTATGGATGCCACGCCGTCGCTCGCTGGGCAAGCGGATTACGCTGTCCGGTATCTTCGTCGGCTGGGCGCAAGCCTGGGGGCTTGACCAGGGACGCAGCCGACCGTCACAAGTCCGGCTACCCTGGCCACCGCGCACTGCCAGGTGTTTCTTCTTGAGCCACTTGGCGGGTGACCACGGATTGCGGGCCAAGTGGAAAATGAACTCGTGGGAGGGGCTGAGGCGGCCATGATGGTTTCCAGGAAAGCCGAAGCACTTGTCCCAGACATACCAGCCGTAGAGCGGCAGCCCCAGCCGCCGACAGGCGATCAGCCAGGCTCGCCAGTATTCATCCACCCGGCCATGCCGATGCACCAGGCCCAGATTGAACAGCGCATGGAACCGCTCCGACGCATGGCGCAGGGCGGCTTCTGTCGCCCCGACCATCAGCCGCGACCAGTCGAAGTTGGGCAGGCCGTAGGTGCGCTGGTGGGCATACGGCGGGCTGGTCAGCAGAACGTCCCAGGTTTCCTTGCCGAACAGCCTGGCAACCCCCCAGGGGTCGGTTGCGTCCAGGCAGGCCAACCGGTGCCTGCCAATATGCCAGATGTCACCCGGCATCACTCGTTGCGGGATTTCGCTCATCGTCATCTCCAAAGTCAGACGCTCGATGGCGTTCAGGCGTGAGGCTCGTGGCCTTCAGGTGATTCATGGTGCCGCAGCGCGGGCACTTGATTTCCATCTCGATGTAGCGGCCCACTGCCAGCTTTCTCTGGCACTGGCCGCAGCGGATATCTTCTTGCAGCATTTGCAAAACATTTTCGTATTGTCAAAACCGCCTTAGACTTCCTATGCCTGTGCACAGGTGGGGGAAGCCCTGGCCAACGGTTTGCAGTTACGGCTGCAAGTTCTGCGGGGCCGCCCGGTGCTCTAACACCAGGCGGTCGCTTCCTTCTTTTCTCAGTTGATCGTCGATTCCTCCTGTCAGGCCAGCAGCCGACGTGCATCGGCTGCCGTGATCCCCAAGCGATAACGCGGATTGGCCAGCCGCTCGGCGGCATCCTCCAGCGTCAAAAAGCCGCCGTTGCAGTCGGGGTGCCGCATCTGTTCCCGATACGCCTGCACCTCGCACCACAGCCGGTGGCGTGGCCAGAGGGCGTAACCCAACGGGTGGGCCAGAAAGCCCAGCGCAGCCAGGCTGGCGACTTGCGGCATGTGGATGGCCAATGCGAACACCACGATCAGCGCCGCCCCGACCAGCCCCGCCGTCCACCACTGGCGCACATGCTCGTACTCGTGGGCGTGGATACCCTGGTCATCCCGGTATTTCGTGCGGATACGCACCAGGGGGCCACGCGCCTCGCCACCGACGCCCTCGGGGAGTTCATCGGTGTAACGGGTCAGGTATGGCCACTTCACGGCTGAATGGCCTCAAGGGAGGCGGGATCGGGGTTCTCGCCGTTGCTCCAGTCCCGGCAGGCGTTGATGAAGGCGTCCAACTTGTCCCGCTCGGCCTTGGTGCCGGAGCGCATGAGGTTGAGCTGCTTGTAGGTCGGGTAGTGGCGCTCGATGTGGGCACCGCACATTCGGCGGATTACATCCGCATTAATGGAATCGGCCAACTCTTTGATAGCAACCGGGTCAAGAGGAATCGTCGTGTCAACAGTCTGTTCTTTCATCATGCACCTCAAAAGGAAAACGGATAGGCCGCAACATGGTCGATGGCAAAAATGCCATCGCCGCCAAAGCTCAAAATGTCCTGAGGCACACGACCTTGAGGATCGTAGGAACTCAGATTGACGAATCGGACAAATAGCTGCGAATAGGGATGCAGGGAGGGAACGCTCACAGCCGTAGTACGCACGCGATGTGAGTGATCCGACCAAGCACCGGCCAATTCAGGAGTAATGCCCAAAGCGGCCAGCCGAGCATCGATACCTTCGGACGTCGCAGACTCGTTCGCGATCACGAACTGCATATACGTTGCGCTCCAATCACTGGAGTAAGGTGGGTTCTGATAGTGACCCGGAGGGGCTGTAATGGCGCGATCAAGGCAGACGACAACGAGAGAACCCTCGGAGAAATATCCGCGTGATTTCGAGTCGAGGTTCATGCCGCAACGAACCCACTTACTTTTTGCCGGGTCGGCACTGACGTTGGCAGCGTTATTCACGAGCAACTCGGCCTTGTTGTGGCTAACGTTTCCGTAGCGCATCGTCGTCGGGAACACAAACTCGTGGCGAGCAGCAGATCGCCAGGCATCCAGTTCGCCGCGCTTCTGTTCGACCCGCTGATCGATCTGGGTCATCTTCCCGCTCACCTCGCCGGTAAGCTGGTTGGTCGCCGCCACTAGGTTGGCGATTTGAGTTTCGAGACTCATGAGGTGTTACTCCTTTGAGGGGTGGGTTAAACGGTCAGCGGGGCGATTTGCCGACGCTGGGTGTCGATGAGGCTGGTGGCCAGAGAAGCGAGGGTTTCCCCCTGCTCCCGGCGCAGCCCCTGCAATTCCGCAAAGGCATGGCTGCCTTCGTGGAAAACCGGGTAGATCGGGTGGCGTACCCGAATGGAGCCGATACCGGCGATTTCCGGTAGGCCGACGTAGATGCCGCTGCCCTTGACGCTGCGGGCCGTGCCGCCACCGTCGCTCACCCAGGCATCGGCCATGCCGGTGTCGGCGGCATCGCCCGGCGCACCGCCGGAATAGAAGGCGGTCGGCACGCGGTAGAAGGTGCCGTCGCGCCGCCAGCCGTTGTACGGGTCGGCCTGGCTGCCAGCGCCGCTCAGGTTCCCGGCCTCGGGCAGGCCATGCGGATTCCAGCCTTCCAGCGGGGTGCGCAGCACCAGCTCGAAGGGGATGGCGTAGCTGAAGCGATACACCCGGCCATCCATGCCCATCGGCAGCACCTCGCCACGGGTGGTCAGCGCGGCGAACAGGGTCGGATCGTTGAAGCCCCGGTGGAAGGCATCGCGGTTGGCGGCATCGGCCCAGGCGCGGGCGAAGCGGTTGTAGTAGGCCGCGTTGGTCGCTGCCGCGCCGTCCCAGCGGCGGATCGTGGTGTCGATGCCGTATTCCCGGTAGGTTTCGGCGAGGTTGGCCCCAGCGCCGTCCAGGCCGGGAATGGCGGCCATCAGCTCATCCAGTTTGCCGGGGGCGTTGTCGCCCTCCAGCACCCGGAAGCGCCCCGAGTCGCGTCCGAAGCCCTGCCGGTAGGCCGGGTCATCGACAGTCTCGATGTGGGGCCGCAGGTCGCCCAGGTGCGAGACATCGACGGCGGCGATGCGGTAGCGCAGGCGGGCCAGTACCGGCTTGCCGTTCTCGATCCAACGCACCACGGGCGGCTCGTAGGGGACGTTCTCGAAACGATCCTTGTAGCCCCCGGCGTTGTAGCGCATGGCCTCGCGGAATGCGCTGTCCAGGTCGGAAATGCGCTGCTGGTGGCGGAAGCTGTCGAAGGTGTCGCCAAAGGCGGCGGACAGCGGCTCGAACCAGAACTCGACGTAGGAGAGCGTCCAGCCGAAACCAGCAGGCCACTGCCCGGCGGCGTAGTCGGCGAACAGGCCACGCATCGCGGCGATCTGCGCGGCCACGTCGCCCGCATTGGCCACGGCGGCAGGCAGCGCCGGGGCGGACACCGCCTCGGTGGCCAGGAAGGCCGAACCGGCATTGGCCGGGCGGCGCAGCAGGTAGTCGTTGTGGCGGGTGCGCAGGTAGTAGCCGTTGACGATGGTCGAAAACTCGGCGGTACCGGGCATGCCGTCATAGTTGGGATGGTTGTGGATGCCTGCCGGGTTCCAGTTCTCGGCGAAGGGGCGGTCGAAGGCCGCATTGCCGCCGAAGGTGTAGCCCCGCGTCAGGTACAGGCCGGATTGCCCCATGCCGCGCAGCACCTCGGCCTGGGATTCGGACTGCCAGGCGGCGACCTTGCCCAGGGTGTCGGTTTCGGCTTCCACCTTGGCGGTGTAGGCGCGGGCCTTCTCCAGATCAGTCCGCATCTGGTCGCGGGCTTGCTCCAGGCCACCGGCCCGGCCCTCGACGGCGGTCAGGCGATCCTGCTGGTGCAGGTCGCGCAGCATGCCGGAAACCTGAGCGGCAGCCAGCGCGGCCAGTTCGGCAGACAGGGCAAGATTCAGCCCGGCGCCGGTGCTTTCCACCACCACCGATCCCGCCGGGACGGCAGTCAGTTCCAGGTCATAAGCCAGCAGCAGATCGACGTTGGCGGATTTGTAGGCCAGCGCCGTGGTCGGGTGCGACCAGACGGCGAACACAGTGCCGTCCGAAAGGATGAAGGCGGCCTCGCGCACCCAGAACTCGGTAGCGCCATCGGCCAGGGCGGTCAGGTGGATTTGCCGGGGTGAGACGCGGGAGCCATCGGCCACCGGGTAGCGGACGCGCTCGGAGCGCATGCCCACCTGGGACTGGAACGGCACATACCCAGCATCGCCGAGGGCAATGTGGGTGATTTGGGCGGCCACGCCGTCATTGGTGGCCCGCCAGACGGCGGCAAGCCCCGCTTCGAGGATGACCGGTTGTAAAGGCGTACTCATCGAGCCTCCATTGAGATGCGAATCACGGTTAAGGAACGGGCGGCAGAGGCCGCACGCAACAGATGGATGGCAGGCGGCGGCTGCACGGCAGCCGGGACACCTGTCCAGCGCCCCAGGGCCTGCGAATCGGCAGCCCCGGCGACCTGGATGGGGTTGGCCGCCGGGGGCGGCTGTACGGCAACGGCATCGGCTGGCCAGCGCCCCACGGCGGCTACCTGGCTGGCGTTAGCGGCTCCCAGGGCATCGTCGAAACGTGCCCCAACGCGGAAGCTGAAGTGGCTGCGCACGGGCTTGTTCATATCCACCAGGCGGCGCAGGCGCTGGTAAGTCTCCGGAGACAGCACCGCGCTGGTGTCACTCAGGTTGTCATTCACCCAGGCGAGCAGGTCGAAGGTGTACGGCGCACCACGCGGCACGGTCTGCCACCACTCGGTCACTTCGGCAGAAACGGCCAAGGCTTCCAGCACGCTCTTGACCGCCCACACCGTGCCCTTGTGGCGGTGAATCTCGATGGACTGCTTGATCAGCTTGCGGCGGCGCTCATCGGTGTTGGCCAGCAACCAGCCCTCATCGCCCATGACGTGGAACTGGTCGGCCAGACAGGGCAGCACGTCGGCCTCCACCGCATCGACCAGGTTGGTCAACACCGGGGTCAAATCAAGCGTCGAGAGCCGCTCGGAAAGAGCGGCCAGCGCCTTCAGCTTCGGGTCGGTCGAAATGACCGGGGGCGTCAGGTCAGCCATCGGCCCCTCCCGCGAACTGGATATCGATGCCGGTGCAGTGCGCCCAGCCTTCCATCGGCACCTGGATCAGGTTGGCCGGGCTGACCAGTTCGACGCGATACACCCCCGGCACGGACAGCGCGGCCACGATCTGCGACGGCACCACGTCGCGCCCCAGCTTGGCCTGCTGCTTTGCGACATAGCTGTCGGCAGCGGCACGGGCAGCGGCCAGCACCGGGGCCGCCTCCTGGTCGCGGTACAAGGTCAGGCGGGCCACGATGGCAAAGGGAGCCTCGACCGGCACGCGCACTTCCACCAAGTCAGTCAGGGGGCGCACCTTGTCCGCCGTGCAGGTGACTGCTACCGCATCCAGGATCACCTGGGGCGGCAAGCCCGTCTTGGCCAGGGGAAACAGGCGCACCACGCCGGGCGGGATGTCATTGCTCGACACCAGAAGACCGTCCGCAAGGATCAAGTCCGGCCCCATGACAGCGACGTCGACGATGTCCTGATGGGCACTCATGGCGTGGTGGCGATAGGCCCCGAAGGAACCCGCCACCGTGAAGGCTTCAGGAGCCAGGCGGATGCGCTCGCGCAGGCGGTCATCGCTTTCCGCCTCGCTCCCGCCGTAGGTGATGCCGACGTTGGCCACCGAGGCGACATCGACCCCCAATTCATCGACCAGCGTATTGATCTGGCCAGGCAGAAAGCCATTGCCCGACACGCCGGACTCAACCGCCTCGACCGGCACATCCACTTCCACGGTGCCAGCCGCCACGATCTGTTTGCCGGTCGCCTGAAACTGGATGCCGGAAGCTTCGAACCGAGTGCTTGCCGGAATCTCCAAGGCTGTGGCCAAGGGCTGGGCGAAGACCACGCGCACATCGGCGCGGGCGGTCTTGGCTGCCAGCCGATAGACCCCGACCAACTCGCCCAGGTAATCCAGCATGGGCGCTCTGGCAAAAGCGACCAGGTTCTGCTTGGCAGCCTCCTGGATGCCGATGCGAACCAGGCTTTCCCGGTAGGCGAACAGGTCAACAATCAATCGCTCCACCTGGGCGGGCTGGAGCGTCTTGCCGGTCATGGCCTCGTAGCTGGCCACCATTTCCGCAGTGATGGCTTGCGGATCGCGGTCGATGAAGTTCGGCTCGGGCAGCGTGCTCATTGGTCGAACCTCAGCGCAGTCGTGTTCTCGCTGCCACCACTGGCAGGCCGCCAGACCACCGTGATCACCAAGGCCGCAACTTCATGGCTGACCCGCACATCCATCTCGCCGACGCGCTTTTCCCAACGGCGCACAGCCCGGAAAACCTCGCGCACCAGGTAGGTCACGGCACGGTCTTGCGGCCAGTCGATGTAACGGTGGATGTTGGAGCCGAAGTCAGGACGGTGCGGATCGCTCCCCAGGGGCGTGCCCAGGATGATGCGAATGCACTGGTCGATATCCTCCAGGCCACCGACGATGTCATCGGTGCCCAGGGCGGGCTGCCAGTCTTGATGGGTAATGCGGTCTACGCGGCTCATGGGCGTAGGATGCCCACCGCCTCGCCTGCCGGATATTAAAGGGCTTTAATGTTTGATCCGCCCCAAAACGGACGGATCAGGCCGCCTCAGTGGCTGTGGTGGTTCGAGTTTCCGCTACCGTCCATGACGCTGCCCGTGGCGTTGACGTCGCCATTGACCTGCACGCCGCCATCAATGACGGCTGACGCGCCGCCCTCACCACCGCTACCGGCCATCCCTCCCTGGTAGGTCAGTTTCTTCTTCACCAGCAGGTTGCCAGTAATGGTGGTCTCCGGCGCGTCAATGGTCACACTGGGCGCTTTCACCGTCACCGGCCCTGCGGCCGTCACATTTACCGGCCCGGTGGTCACGATGGTCAGCGTGCCGCTGCTGCGGTCATACTCAAAACTGCCGCCGTCGAAAAAGCGGAAGTGCAGCTTGTCGTGGCTGGCCACTGGCGGCGCATCGGCATCCGAATACACCGCGCCCAGCACCACCCCATTCTCGAAGTTCTCATCGAGCACACAGGCCACATGCTCGCCAAGATCGGGGGTGAAGCATTCCTTGTCCTTGAGCGACTTTCGCATCACCACCGGCAGCCAGGCGCTGACCAGGCCATCCAGATCGGGGAAGGTCACCTGTGCAAAGCCAGGGCGCGAGGCATGGATAACCCCCACCTTGAACGACACGCCGCCGGTATTCTCAGCCATTGGCCTTGCCCTCCTGCACCCGCTTGGCCTCGATCTCGGTACGGTAGCCGCTACCGCGCTCGATGTCGTGGCGGCTCCTGACCACCTGGTAGGTGCCGCCGAAGCGCCCCATGCCATCCAGTGAGAAGTTGATCCCGGCCACCAGCTTGGGGTTGCCGATTACCGTCAGCTCAAGCTGGGTGGCGTCGGCATTAGCATCGTCCAGGGCGGCCTGTGCCTTGACCCTGGCCTGCTCATCGGTTTCCGCCCGCACGTTCAGCTTGATCCGGTCATCGCTGGTCGCAACGTCGGTGTTGCGTACCTTGTAATGCTTCAGCCGCTTGGTTTTCGGGTCGTGGTAAGCCACCTGGGCATCCTTCGGCACGCCCATGATCTTGTCGCGGATGTGATACCGGGTCAGGTCGGTACGGTTGAGCACCAGGATCGGCTTGCACTGGCGCAGCTCGGCCTTCTTGAAGAACACCATCTTGCTGCCCTTGACGCTGAAGGCGTAGCCATACTCCCCCGCCAGGCGGCGCATGAAGGTCAGATCGTTCTCGTGGATTTGCGTGACGCGGGTGATCTTGATCGGTTCGATCTTGCCCTTGAGCTGCAACTTCAAGCGGCGGGCCACCTGTTGAGCGATGGCGGCCAGCGTGGTGTTGTCGTAAGCCTTGCCCTGGTGGGTGCGCTGAGGGCTTTTGACCCCGGCGGCGATGGCACGGATCACCACCACATCGGGCGGGCCTTCGCCTTCTATTTCGTCGATCTCGAACAGCCCGGCCTTTTGCAAGGTTTCCCCCTCGTAGCCGAACTCCAACTCCAGCGTTTGGCCCTTGGCTGGGTACCACTTGCCACGGAAACGCCCATCGACATCCTCCACTCGAACATCCAGGGTGTCTGCCTCGCCTTCGAGAAAATCCACGTAGCTGACGGACAGCAAATGAGGGGTCAGCACGGCGGTCACGTCCTTGTTGTTCATCTGCACTTTGAACACCGGGTGCGGCACCGGCTTACGGGTCTTGGGGGTCACACTTTCCACGGCGGCAGCTCCTCTGGTGAAATCGTGGCGCTCACCTCAATCACGGGTATGGCCAACTCAATCCCGCCCGGCAAGGTCTCAACGAATGGCACGGCAGGATTGGCCGTGATGATCCGCTCGTAGGCCGTGGCATCGCCGTAGTAGCGCCACGCCAGCAAGTCCCAGCGTTCCCCTTCCGTGGTGATGTGGCGGATATGGTTCATACCACCTCCCGAACCGCCACACGGGCAGAGAGCCGGGCAAGCTGCGGCGCGGCAACATCCAGGTGCCGCCCCATGTTGGAGAGGTTGCCGCCCAGGGCATCGAGACGGCCCACCAGGTTGCCCGTGGTCAGCCCGCCCAATGCGCCGGATGCGCTGCGGGCTTCACCCGCCACCCGACTGGCCACCGTCATGAGTGGCCTGGCTTCCGCCAGCGTGCTGGTCAGCGGCTGAAGGCTGACGCCAAAGCGATCCGCCGCCCTGGCCAGGCCGTCAAAGCTGGGCACGCCATAGGCCAACCGCTCCACGGCCATAAAAGGATTGGAAGCCAACTGCCGACCCAGCGAGACGATATCGCTGGCTGCGCGGAAAGCCCCCACCACATCGCGCCCGGCCACCATCGCATCCTTCAGCCAGGTGCTGGCCATGTTCGGCTTGGCCTGATCCAGCAGCCCCGTTTTGACGGCGGGGGGCAAGGGGCGATCAGCACGCCACAACGCCACTGCCGAAGACCGGGACTCGGCGCTGCGCTCGCCCTCCGGGTCGGGGCATTCCTTCAGATTGAGGGTGGCCGCCACCTCGACCAGGCCGCCCTGGCGATCCGTCTGCTCGGACACCGCCGAAATCTCGGCAATGACGAATTCCCCCTTGTACTCGCCCGTGGCCAGCACGAAGGGCAGAGGATCGTGGGTTGCCATCGCATCCCGCAGCCGGGCCAGCTCCAGTTCCGGGTCGCAGAAAAGCTGGTGGAACTTGAGCTTGAGCGTCCATTCGTCCAGGCGCTCGCCGATCCACTGCAAGCGGGGCTTGCCTTCGATCAGGGCGTGCTCGGCATAGTCCGAGGCAAAGCGCCCCTCCAGGCCGTCGAAATAGGTGATCAGCTCGAACTGGACATCGCCCAGGAGTGCGAATTGCATCAGAAGCTCCTCCGCTGTTGCTCGGCCATGAACCGGCGCATGAATGCCTCGAATTCACGGTAGCCGTCTGCCAGGGCGGTCTTCACCTGGCCACCCACATCGCCACCGCCATTGACCTGGATGGTCGGACTGAAATGCACCGTGACCGCGCCACCAAACGCCGCACCTTGCCCGGCCGCCTGGGCAGGCATGCGTACCGGCCCAACGGCACTGACACTGCCCCGCACGCCACCCGCAGCCACTGCTGGCATCGGAACCACGGGCACCACGGGGGATGCCAGCGAGGGCACATCGGGCACACGGCCTGCCGCCACCGCCGGAGCGACGGCTGACACCGTGGCCTTGTACGGAGCAGGCGTTGCCAGCGCAGGCTGGCCGAAACCAGCCACACCGGCCAGCGCCAAAGCTCCGGCGGCCTGGCGCACCTTGTCCACCGTCCGCCCCATGCCCACTTCCACACCTTCGCCGATGTTCGCGCCGAAGCCCATGAAGACACGGGACGGTGAACGGATGCCAAGCAGGCTCTTGAACGCCCCGGCCACGTCGGTGCCAATCTTCTTGATGGCCTCGATAGGCTTGCTGGCCAGCGACTCGATGCCACGCCATAGCCCTTGCACGATGGCTGCGCCTGCATCAAAGAACTTGCCTGGCAGCTCGAAAACCGACTTGACCAAGCGGCCCACCCAGAGGATGGCACGCGCCACGCCTTGACCCACGGCCACGCCCAGGTTGCGGGCCGCACCGCCGGTATCCTCAACCTGCCCGAAGATGCGCGACAGCCAATTCCAGAGGGCACGCAAGGGTGTCGTGATCGGCGACAGCGCCGTCGTGGCCAGGGCGGCGAACTGGCGGAAAGCGGGGGCCAGTGGAGCCAGTCCCGCCTTGAGGCCCGCCCACAGGCCAGAGAAGAAGGCTGCAATCGGTTTCCAGTATTTGTAAATGAGGAAAGCAGCACCAGCCACCACGGCCACGATGAGACCGATGGGATTGGCCAGCAGCGCCACCGAGAACGCCCTGACAGCCATGATGGCCGCCTTGATGCCTGTCACCAGGGAACCGGCAAACGATGCTGCCAAGCCCCGCAGCCCGGCCACGGTCAGCAGGTTGGTGCGTATCCAAGCCAGCGAGGCAACTGCCCATGCTCGCATCGCCGTCACGGCAGCGCCGATGCCCGCCACGAGTTGGCCGGACATGGCCACGATCCAGGCGCGGGTGGCGGCCACCATCGCCAGCATCCGGTAACGGGTGGTCAGCAGCGCGTACTGGATCGCCTGCCAGACCCCTCCCCGGTAGACGACCGCGTTTTGCAGGTTCTGGATGGCAATCTGGGCGCGTTGCACCCCCATCAGCCGCAGAATCTCCAGGCGGTGCGTAGCCAGCCATCCAATGGCGAAACGTGACGCGGCTGCCATGCCCTGGATGGCCCCCATGCCGCCCACGATGAATTTTCCCGCCGTGCCTGCCACCAGGCCCAATGTGCCTAGCGCAATCGCCAGCAGACCGATGACCAGGACAGAGGTTCCGATCACGCCGACCAGTGTCTGATTCCGCCCGATGAAGTCCATCATGGGCCCGCCGACGAATTCATTCAGCGCCACGATGGCCGGGGCGATGAAGTTGGCAATCGGCTCGCCGACCGCTGCCAGTGCATTGGTGAGCGTGCCGGTCAGCGCCTCCCACTTGTTCTTGATGGTGGTGAGCGACAACTCGATGCGTTGTTGAAGGCTGGCCTGCCGCTCCATTTTCTGGATTGCTTCCTGATAACCCGTGAATCCCTTTTGAGCGATTATTTGTGCAGGGCGGCCAGCTTCCACCCCGAACAGCTTCTTGAACATGTTGATCTGATCTACATCCTGCATAACCTTGGTCTTCTCTAACTGCTTGACCAGGTTGTCCAGGCCCATGAACTTCCCTTTGTCGTCGAAGAATTGAAGGTTGATCCCGTATGCCTTCATCTCCTCGTTGATAGCCCGCATTTCCTTGCTGTTCTTGGCCAGCCGGTCTTTCGATTCCGCCGTGCGGCTCAACAGCATGGAGAAGTTCGTGCCCCAGCTCGACCCCTCCAGCGACACCCCGGCCCCTAGGCCCTGCATGGCCAACAGTTTCTTGGCGTTTTCCAGTCCAGTCAGGCCGAGGATGTTCTGGGTGGCCCCGGAGTAGCTGGAGGCGATCTTGATGTCCTGCGGCGTCATGCCGAAGGCAAACCGCGCCCGCTGGGTGAGGTCGGCCATCTTCTCCAACTCGTTGTCGGCCAGGCCGTAAGACTCGCGCAGCTTGGCCACCATTTCGGCGGCCTCCTGGGCGGGCATCTTGAGCAGCACCGAGAGATAGGACGCAGACTTGAGGCCGCCGTTGACGATAGTGTCCAACTCCGTACCCTGTTCCTTTAGGGCGCGGGCTGCGCCGATAAAGTCAGCCGTGGTACCAGGCAAGATGTTCCCCAATTGGATGGCCTGCTTGTTGATGGCCTCGAACTGGTGCGGAACCTGCCCCAAGTTGTTCATCATCGCCACCTTCAGGCTGGTGGTGGCGTCTTCCAACTGAGCGAAGGCTTGCAGGGGCTTGGCGACAGAACCCGCCGCAATCATGCCGCTGGCCAGGGTGGCGCGGCCAAACTGTTCCGCCTGGTCGGAGAGGTTCTTGAACTTCTCCTGTACCTGGCCCAAACTGGCAATAGACTTGCTCGATGCTGATGACACCACCGCCGACATCTGGTCGTAGGCTTTGAGCATCAGACCGATGGTCATCAGACTGGTGGACAC